ACCAGTAACAACTTTATCACCAACAGCAACAACATACTCACCAGCTTCTGTCATCAACATAGTATGAAACATTTCTGCTCCACCAAGACCACAATAGAGAACAATCTCCATTGGAGTACTATCAGTTCTATTATCAAATACTGAACGAACAGTACTATCAAATTTAGCTTTTGTTAATACAGAGAAAGTATCATAATTACCAGCAGTTTTTATAATCTGCTTTACACCAGCACCTTTAGGAATAGGAAGACCTGTCTCAGGATCAGTAGTTGTAATTCTACCAAGACTATCACGGTTATATTCTGAAGTCCAAAGATCAACTTCATCAAGCATTCTACGTTCAATATCCCACTGTTTCAGTTCTACTGGCATCCAAAGATTAGTAGTACCTCCACCTTCAAGATCAAACTGAACGTTAGTAACTTTATTAGCAATATTACCACTAATAATCTTAGAATAACGCTGCCATCCAAACTGGTTTGTAAGTTTACCAGGAAGCATTCTATTAGAAGTAGTACCATCAGACAACTGACCAGCTACAGAAGTAGCACCCATTGCCCATGCCTGTCCAGCATAAAAGTTAGTAAGTGCAACATAAGCTGTAGCATCACTAGTTATAAGCTGAACTGTAACTCTCCAACGTTTCTCACTAATCTTCTTAGGTTCACTCTGAAAACGAACCTGACTAAGTTGATCAGGAGAATAAGCTGAATACTGATAATGAATCCAGTTATCTTCAAGAATCATATCAAAGTTAGAAAATCCAATACCAGGTGTAGTTAGATTAGTATCAGCTAATGCAACAACCTTTGTAGTCCAACGACTTTTACCCATTACAGGCCATGTATACTGCGTATCATCCATCTCTTTAGGAGTGATACTTGCAAAGGCATTCTGTCCTTGTGTAGCAGTAAGTAGAGGAAACATGTCACTATCTTTACCCCAAAGATAGGTTAAATTTTTACTTAGAGTTACCTGATCAATAAGACCAGATTTATACAGCAGATTCTCATCAAGATGGGTATCGCTGTTATACTCTGTTGCATACAATTCTCTCATAGAAATTTAATTAATTATTTAATTGGTATAACAAGTTTTTGACCGGTTCTCGGTGTAACACCGCTTCCTCCATTACCTGCTTTAGTAGTTAGCTTAATAACTTGTTTAACAGTATTTGAATTTACATTAGCAGCAATGAGTTGTGCATCATCATACTTAGTAAATTTTCTATACGCATCAAACAAATCGTTATGGGGTGTGCGTTTAGTATCTTCAACAGCTTCATCATATTCAAGCTGTGTCATTGTATATATAGTACCTTCAATATTAAAATTAAGAGGTTTTTCAATATAATCCTGAAAATCTTTAAGTGTCTTAGTTACAACTTTATCACCATCTTTAATTTTAATAACTTCTGGAATAACAAATGTTTTATCATTAACATTTAGTTTCTTAGTTTGTAAAACACTATGAACTTCATTCCAGTATTTAGTTTGTTCTAATTCTTGTTTAGCTTTCGCAGTAGCTACTTGTGTAGCACGTGTAGTTGCTTTTGATTCTTGATTAGTTCTAAGAAAAGTTAATCCAGTTTCAGCAGCACCTTTAAGTTTTTTATCTTCTTTATAATATTTTACTAAATCATCTATTTCTGCTTTAGGCATACCTTGTGCTAATTTAGCTTTAGTAAAAATATCAATATGTTGTGCCTCATCATCACCAATAGCAATTTTACTATAATCAACATCTTCAGTAAAACCATTCAAAGAACCATTAATAGTAAGATGTTCTATTATACTATTTAATATTGGAAACCTACCAAGTAATTCTTGTTCGTATTGAACACGTCCAATTTTAGAACCTTCTTTAAAAACATCTTGTTCTCTCTGAGCAAGACCTTGAAGTGTATTTTCATAAGCAATTGGTTGTCCATTATCAGAAAGTAATGTTATATTAGTTGCTTTCTGAATTTCACTAATATAGTTAAGTTCAGGTTCTACTTCTTCTTGAGCAAGAGTTAATGCTATTAAATCTGCTTTACTTTTAATAACTTTTCCAGTTTCATCAACTGCATTACCCTCTTTATTTAATTTATATTTTTTATCATCAATTTCAACTTCTACTCCTTCTACAAATTGTGCAGTAATAGTTGCTGTCTTTTCAGCAAGTTTTGTAGTAGCTATTTTTTCTTCTTCAGTAGGAAGTTTTATATTTGCAGCTTTAAGAGTCTCAATTTCAGTTTTAGTTTTAATTACTTTACCTGTAGAATCAAGAGCATCACCATTAGCATTAATATTAAATTTTTCTTCTCCTATTACAAGTTCTATAAGAGAAGGAGGAGGAGTTGGAGGAGGAGTTCCACCACCAACTGGAACAACAAGTTTTAAATCAGCCATAGCATTAATATTTATCAGTTAATAATCTGTTATATATATAAAATTACTTTTATTCTTAGTTTTATTAGTACCACCATCAGAAGTTGACAACGTATATAGTGTAATCCTTACTTTTTACTAGATGTACTAGAAGTTGGTTTGGATTTAGCTAATTTAAGTTTCTCATTATTGATTCTTTCAGTAGAACGCATCTGTCTATCCTTAAGTTGATTCTTTGCATTAGCATCATTCTTTTTAAAATCTAATTGTTCACGTTGTAATGCAGTCTTATCAGTATTATCTGTTTCATCAAACTTATAATCATCACCAGTTGGAATATCTGCTTCTATTTTCATTTCAGCAACTGTAATTGCAGTTTCTTTTGCATTATCAGAAACATATTTAGCAACTTCATTAATACTATCCTGTCTAGCAGTTTGTGCATCAGCAACATATTTTTGTGTAGCACTATTATTTTCTTCAGTAGCTTGTTGCAATTTTCTATTAGCTTCAGCAATCGCTTTTAATGCTTTCCGCAATTCAGGTATACTATCTAATGCAATTGCATCAACAGCAGCTTCTATATCTCCATTCTGACTAGCATTAAATCCAAGTTGTTTAAACATATCAATCTTATCCTGATCTATTTTAGAGTTTTCAACATGAACTCCATACATAGTTTCTTTATGAGTAGCAAGATTAATATTTACATATATACCTTTTCCACTTTCTTTATCAAAATAACTACCACGAATTTCATCTTGATATGCAATTTTACTAAAATCTAAATCAGCATTATGATCTCTTTCTAATGCAGCATTAAACATAGTAATTGCTAATACATTACCTAATGCTGCACGATAAATACTTTCTTGCATAACACCTTTACCTGTACTAGCCATTACATCGCCTAGTCTGTTACTATTCATGTTGGCTATTTCTAATCCTTCTGCTTTATATTTATCTCTAAGAGTAATAAGTGTCATAAGATAATTAGCAACTTCAGGCATACCTACTACTCTAAATCCTTGAGCAACAGTATTAAAATCTACAGAAGTATCATCATATACAAGCATATTATCTGCTTTCATAAAGAATAACTTCTGATTCTTAGTTCCAGCCAAATCATCATTAAGTAAAGATTGTGGAACAATTTGTATATAACCCTGATATTTTGCTATAGTACGTTCTTGCATAAGCAAGATCATTCTATCTATAATAACATAAGGAATTAATCTTTTAGATATAGGATTTTGTAGTATGTTACGAAGAATACCTTTTTTACCACCTACTGGAAGTTTAGGTTGCATTGTATGATTATCATATCTCTGAACATCACAAGGTTCGGGTTTTAGATAAACACCAGTAGTTTCATTACCAAATCTTCTTCCAATATATACTTCTTCAATCCATTCTTCACGAACATTAGTATCTATTTCAGTTTGTACATACTCTATAGGAACAACTTCTTCTTGTTCGATACCAAGACTATCTACAAAACTTCTTATTTTTATAGGAACTTCAGTTCTCCAAATTGTAATATATTCTTCAAAAGATTCAGTATTATCTGTAATATCAAACTCCTTAGTTTGATTAGCTCTAAAATCATTAGTAATTTCACTACCCATATATCTACTCATTAACATCTGTCCACTAGCAACATAATTACCAGTAGCATTAGTTGTTAAAGAAGTAACATAATCTTGTTCAGCTTTACTAAGTTTATCCCAATATAATTGTTTAACTTTACTAAGAGTTATTTTTCTCTTAATTACAAATCCAGTATAATCTTCAACAAATTGTTCATCGTTATATATAGGAAATCCCTCTAAAGGTGAAATTACAGATGTATAAACTTCATTGTTTATAACTTCTCTATATGTATAAAACTCTTCACATGCCCACCAATAAAAGAAACATTGTAATCGTTTACTATCAAAATCATTTGCAGTATTAATAAGTTTAAGAATATGAAATCCATCAATAGCTCTATCATCAACCCAGTTTTCAATAAACTCTTTAGCAAACTTTTCTATATCAGGAACTTCTTTACTCTGAACACCAGTTCCTTGTGCATTTGGATCTTGATTAGTATAATATTCATTTAACATATTAATAAGTGACTGTTCCATCAACTTATTAACTTCTTCAGCAACAGCAGCATCTCTTTTTAAAATAGCATCTGCATTGTCAACAGTTACAGTAAACTTATAAGGTAATCCAATATACTCACCAATATTACGTTCTCTGACCATGTTAACTAAATCAGTATCTCGTATTTGTCCAGGAAGTTCTCCAATAGCTTTATTATCTTTAGGATCAGTTAAAGGAGTAACTAAATATTTAATCGACGCATTACTAATAATACCATTAGCAGCTTCTAACCATGCAGTTAAATCCTGTTTAGGATTAAGCATAATAGCTTTATTAATAAGATAATCATAAGTAGCCTTATAGAAAGATTCATTTTCTTTCTCACTTCTTGTGACTCTTTGATTAGGATATACTGCCATATTATTAATTTTGAGTTCTATATAATCCAATTTGACTTAGAAAGGTACCTCGTTCTTGTTGATTACTAGGCTTTTTCTTCTTAGTTATATAAGCAAGTCTTTCAAACGTAAGAAGTCGTAATGCACTAATACGGTCAAAGTTACCACTAATAGTATATTGTTGAAACTCAAGTAGGGTAGGTAGATCGGGTATATAGTGTAAACGATAGACGAAGCTGCCATCCTCGTTGACATTTATCTTTTGATATAGCCAATTCTTTAGATTTATTATTCCATCTACTGCATTATCACCATCGCCAATATAAACTCCATATTCATTAATATTTGCTTCTTTAACTTTATTATCAATTATTGCTAATGGACTCTTAAGTAATCTACTAGTCTTATTCCAACGTTTAAAATCAGATACTACTGTACCTCTATCTGTTTCAGGTAATCCTTTAGCATTATAATATTCAAGTCCTTTTAAAAATTCAAGTGAACAAGCTTCTTGTGCTTCATCTTGTCTACCAACATATATAGCTTGTATAGTATCTCCTGCAACACCCATGTCATTTGGATATGACATTATATACATTGCATTAAGAGAATTCTTAGTAGTAACTTCTTTTAATGTTTTATCTTTACCAACTGTATCACATACTCCATAATAAAGGTTGTTTGGAATTAAACCATTAATTCTTTTTGGTTCATGAAAGATTCTCCAACAACCATGTAAGTTATCTTCTTTTTTAAAAGGTACATTAGTAATATAAGGATGTACCTTTTCACCTCTATCTCTTAGAATATCATTTGTAATAAATTCTAGATTGGCTCCAGTTATAGTAGATTCTTTAACAACACCTTCTTCTTTCTTACCATTATCTCT